GGGGGGCTTGCGGGGGGCTCAATCACGTCACCGACGCGCACCTGCTCCGCGCGGAGCGTGATCTTGCGAACGCTTGCGAGCGTGGCGCCGTTCATCCACTCGCCGACTGCATCGGCGCACGCGATCGCGGCGGGCGTCGCGACGATCTGATCGCCCGCGGTGCGGATGAACCCGCGCTGCACGAGCGGGCGCAGGATCTCGCGGGAGAGCTGTGCGAGGGTGATCCCACGCTCTCCCGCCATGAGCTCAAGGGCGTAGCGCGGGACGCGGGTGTTCGACACCGCGAGCAGGAGCACGGCCACCTGACCCGTGCGGTAGACCCGCGCGTCGGACATCTCCGAGGTCTCAGAGCGGATGGTGTCGCAGGCGAGGGAGGCGGAGAGCGTGGCGTTCATGGTCGGGGTTCCTTTCGACGGTCTCGTCAGTGCCCGCGTGACGGGCAGACCGGCCCCCGAAGGGGCGCGGTTTCGACCTGCTCAAACGGTGAAGTTGCGGTAGCTCTTGAGCGCGCGGGTCGCGGTCCTTTCAGGCGTAGGCCACGCGCGAGGCGCTCACGCGGCCATCGGGCGTGCGGGTGTAGCAGCGGTGGTCCTCTCCGACGGAGTGACGGAGGTGCGCCGCGTGGAGGGCATCGCCCGCGGGCGCGACGCTGACGGCGATGCGCGACGAGAGGATCACCAGCGCGGGCACCGCGAGGGCGACGGCGCGACGCGCGCGGATCTCGTCCGCGCGAGCCATGCGCGCCTCGTGCGCCACCCGCTCACGCTCCGCGGCGGCGCCGCTGTCGATGTCGTTGAGCTCGATGCAGTGCGCCGCGAGGGCGGCGAGGATGCGGCGCGCCGCCATGTGATCGCGCATGATCGCGCCGCCGTCGGTCTGCCCTTCGCAGAGGGCCGCGGTGCGGTACGCGGCGAAGGGAAGCGCCTCGGAGACGATGTCGTTGGCGGCGGCGGTGAGGGCGATGATGTTCATGGTGGTGGTCCTTTCGTCGCGGTTCGTTGCGACAAGAGAGAATCTAAACCGGCCGCTAGCAGGGGTCAAGAGGATCGTTGCACTTTTCTGTCGAACCGCTGGAACTCCAGCGTTTTCGCGCGACGATTCCCCGGCGTCGACCCGCGCCGAGGGTGCATCGAGAGGAAGCGCGCAGTGTAGGCGCCGCACCTACACGCGCCTACCCCGGGCCTTGACACGCAGCGGCGAACCGTGACCCTCTCGCGCGGAGTCCGTGACGGGCAAAGGGTGCCGCGAGACAGCACCCGTCCCGAGTCGGACGCGCCCCGCGTGAGGATCGTCGCGAAGAGGTTGACGCCCGGCGCGGGCCATGCGTACCCTTTACGCCACTTCGGTCCCGCTGCCCCGCCACAGGTGCGCCCTCATCCCGCGTACCTCGCCACGCGCCGCGGTCGTCGTCCCCCTCCCCGACCGGCCCGCCGCAGCGCGGAGCACGGTGGGCGCGGGACCGGAGTGACCCCCCCGCGATGCTTCTCACCGCACGCGACCTCACCGCCCGCGGCTTCGCCCCGCGCACTGCGCAACGCCTCCTCGCGAGGCTCGCGCGCCAGGGCCACGCGGTGACAATCGCGACAGGCGGACGCCCTGCCCTCGCGGTCGACGCTGCGACGCTCGCGCGACTCGCGGGCGCTGACCTCGACGCGGTGATCGAGTGCCGCTGACGGACGCCGAACGACGCGTCCTCGACGCACGCAGCGCCGCGACGTGGCGCGCCATCCGCGAGGCCGCGGAGTGTGCGTTCGATGCCGCGACGACGTACCGCTACCACGACGGCGCGCAGACGCATGACTGCGCCGACATGACCACACTCGCACGAGTGACGCGACCCGCACGCAAGCGCGACCGCGTCCGATGGCGAGAGGACCGATGACGATGCCCCGCGGAGTACCGCTCACACCCGATCAGATGGCAGCGGCGCTGCGCGTCTACCTCGAGACGGGCAATTACGCCGAGGCCGCGCGTGCCATCGGCGCCGACGCGAGCAACGTGCGGCGGCAACTGATCGCATCGCGTGAGCCGGAAAGAGCCTCACTTCACACGCACGCGCTCGCACGCGCGGAGCGTGATGCACGCCGCGCCTTGGAACGCATCCGCGCGAAGCTCGAAGCCGCCGCCGATGGTGCCGCGGAGGTCAAGGACCTCGCCGCCCTCGCCGCGCAGATCCACGACAACGCGCGGGCCACGACGCAGATGCGCGTGGCACACGCGAAGCTCACGGGCGAGCACGCCGCAGAGAAGCACGCGCACACCGTGGAGGCTGACGATGTCCTCGCCAGCAAGCTTGCTCGCCTCGCTGCCGCCGCAGCAACGGGCGAAGATCCTCGCTGAGTTCACGCCCGCCGAACGCGCGGCGATGGTCAACGCGTGGCCCGTGTGGGCGCGCGCGGATCAACTGCCGCCGCGCGGGCCGTGGCGCACGTGGCTGGTGCTCGCCGGTCGAGGGTGGGGCAAGTCTCGCACGGGCGCGGAGTGGGTCCGCGCTGAGGTGAAGTCAGGTCGCGCGGGGCGCATCGCACTCGTCGCGCGCACCGCTGCTGACGTGCGGGACGTGATCGTCGAGGGAGAGAGCGGCATCCTCGCGATCTCACCGAAGGGTGAGCGCCCGACGTGGGAGCCGTCGCGTCGCAGGCTGACGTGGCCGAACGGCGCGCAGGCGACGACGTACAGCGCCGAGGAGCCCGACCAGCTGCGCGGGCCGCAGCACGACCTCGCGTGGACCGACGAGCTCGCGGCGTGGCGGTACCCCGACGCGTGGGACCAACTGCGCTTCGGCCTGCGCCTCGGCAACCATCCGCGCGTGTGCGTCACGACGACGCCGCGACCGACGAAGATCATCCGCGACCTCATCGCGGCGAGCGACACGGTGATCACCCGAGGTCGCACGCGCGACAACGTCGCGAACCTCGCGCCGGGTGTCGTCGCAGAGTTGGAGCGACGCTACGCGGGCTCGCGGCTCGGGCGGCAGGAGTTGGACGGCGAGGTGCTTGACGACTCCGCGGGCGCGCTGTTTCGCTGGACGTGGGTCGACACCGCGCGTGTCGCGAAGGCGCCCGACCTCCGGCGCGTCGTCGTCGCGGTGGACCCTGCTACCACGTCGCACGACGAGAGCGATGAGACGGGCATCGTCGTCGCGGGCATCGGGTACGACGGGCGCGGGTACATCCTCGCCGACGAGAGCGGACGCTACCGCCCCGAGGAGTGGGCGCGCAGGGTCGCGAGCGCGTACACCACGCACCGCGCCGACTCCGTCATCGCAGAGGGCAACCAGGGCGGCGAGATGGTCGCCTCCGTGCTGCGCTCCGCAGGCGGCGCAGGGATGCCCGTTCGCATCGTGCACGCGAAGCGCGGCAAGGCCACGCGCGCTGAGCCCGTCGCGGTGCTCTACGAGCAGGGCCGCGTGTCGCACGTCGGGTCACTCGCGCGGCTTGAGGATCAGCTCACGACGTGGGACCCGGCGACGGCGCACGCGAGCCCCGATCGCCTCGACGCGCTGGTGTACGCCGTGACTGAGTTGATGGGTGCGGCACCCTCAACCGCAACGCCTCCGAAGCCCGTTCGCGCTGCCCCGTCGTGGGGCTTCTAACCGATGCCCCCTCGCACCAACTACGAGACCACGCCGTCGCCGATGGACCGCATTCAGCGGCGCCTCGGCGCAGGACTGACGCCGCAGGCCATCACCGTCACGCAACGCGCGGCGGACGAGGGCCGCATGGCGCTTTGGGCGGACCTTCTCGATGAGGTCCGACAGGGCGACCCGCACCTCCACGGTGACCTCCAGAAGCGCGAGTTGAGCGTCGCGGGCGCGGACTATGAGTTGCGCTTCCCGACGGGCGCCACGAAGCGCGCCGGCGCCACCGCGCTGCGGTTGTGCCAGGACGCCATCGAGGCCATCGCACCGCCCGCAGGATCGCTCGCGGTGAGCTTCCGCGGCGCGATGCAGAACCTGCTCACGGCGAACTGGCACGGGCGCGCCGCCGTCGAGATGGTCTACTCGCGCGACGGTCGCTACACGATCCCGACGGAGGCGTACCCGATCCATGCGCGTCGTCTATCGTGGTCCAACGACCTCGATTGGCGGCTCTACCTCTACGACGAGACGACGGGCGACACGCGCTTCTCTCGCTTCCCCGGCGTGCCCTTCAGCGACCGCGCGATGTTCCCCGCGGGGAAGATCCTGCTGCACACGCCGCGGCTCTTCGGCACCTACCCGACGCGCGAAGGGCTCGGCCGCGCGCTGGTGTGGTACAGCGCGTTCAAGCGATGGACCGTGCGCGATTGGCTCGCCTTCGCAGAGTGGGCGGGCCGCGGGTTGCGCGTGGGCAAGTACGCCACAGGGCGCGACTCCAAGAACGACATGCGCGCCAACGAAGAGGACAAGGCCGCGCTCGAAGAAGCACTCGTTGCGATGTCCTCCACGGTCGCGACGATCATCCCCGACGTGACCGACCTGCAAGTGATCCCGCCGCACTCCACGGAGGTTCACGCGGACCTCGTGAAGCTGTGCAACGGCGAGATGAGCAAGGCCATCCTCGGCGGCACGCTCACGTCAGACCCGGGCGACCGCGGCGCGCGCTCACTCGGCGAGGTACACCTTCGCGCGATGACGCAACTCCTCAAGAGCGACGCGGAGAACCTCGCCGACACGCTGCGACGCGACCTGTTCGGGCCGCTCGTGCGCATGAACCTCGGTGACCGCGCGCCGGTGCCGCACATCGTGATCAACGTCGAGCCGCCCGAGGATGCGAAGTCCCGCGCGGAGCGGCTCAAGCTCTACATGGAGCACGGGTTGAGCGTCGGCGCCGAATGGGTGCGCGACATGGAGGGCATCCCCTCGCCACAGCCCGGCGAAGAGGTCATCGGCGGCAAGCCCGTCGCAGCGCCCGCGCAGCCCGCGCCCACGGCCACCGATCCCACCGACACGGGCGAGTGATGGCGGTCTACGACGGGATCAACTTCCGCCCGCCGACTGGTGTGCGGAGCGCCTGCGCGCGCGGCATCGCGCTGCGCGAAGAGGGCTACGGCGGCGACGGTCTTCGGCCCGAGACAGTCGCGTGGGCGCGGCGTCTCTCGGCGGGTGAGCGCGTCTCCCCGGAGAAGGCGCGGAAGATGAACGCATGGTTCGCGCGACACGGCGCGAGCCCCGAAGAGAACCGAGCGCGCCGCGAGGACAAGACCTCGCCCGCGTGGGTCGCGTGGCTGCTATGGGGTGGCGACGCAGGGCGCTCATGGAGCGCGAAGCTGGTGCGACAGATGGACGCGAGAGACAAGGCAGCGCGCACGTCGCGCACGATGCAGGGCGTCGGTGTGAAGCTCGATGCCGTGGTGAGCGGCGGCGGTGACTCACCGTGGAACGTGCTCGCCTACGAGGTCGCGCTGCAAGGGCGCGGAGACGTGGCGCTCACGCGCGCGGACTTCGATCAGTGCGTTGCGAACTTCATGCGGTGGGGCAAGGAGGTCCCGGTGGTGCTCTACCACGCGGACACCGATCCGATGTCGCACCCGATGTCCCGCGAGGCGCACGCCTGGATTACCGCGATGCGAGTGGGCTCCATGCAGCGTGACGGCAAGACCGTTGCGACCCTCGAGGCGCGGTTCCGGTGGGTCAACGCGGAGACGCGCGCGAGCGTCGAGCGCGGCGCCCTCGCGTACGGCTCGGTGACCCTCGTTCAGAACGGCGTGGACGAGGAAAGCGGCGACGCCGTGGGGAGCTTCCTCTGGTCGTTCAGCCTCACGAACAACCCCGCCCTCGTGGACATCCCGCGCATTGCCGCGGAGCGCACCGTGCCCATCCGCGCGGGCATGTACTACGGCGCTGTCGAGGACCGCGAAGACGTGCTCGCCATGCTGCGCGCGGAGCTGATGCTCCCGGCGCTCGCGTCCGAGGCCGACGTGATGCGAGAGATCGACAAGCTCTCCGCAATGGTCGGCTCCGACGAGGATGAGACCGGCGTCGACGTGGACGACATCATCGAGTGCATCCGCGAGGCGATGCGCCTCCCTGCGCTCACCACCGCTGACGAGGTGATCGCGGCGGTTCGCAAGGCTCTCGCGTCGCCGTCGAGCGACGCACAGAACTCGGCCAGCAACGCGCTGCCGATGCACCGCGGGCACGCGCCCGCATCTCTCCGACAGGAGTTCACCATGTCTCACACGTTCATCACCCTCGCGGCGCGGCTCGGCATCGCCTGCACTGACGAGGGGGCCGCGCAGCAGCAGGTGCTTGCGCGTGCCGAGGAGTCGCTTCCGATCCGCCGTCAGCTCGGGCTGTCGGTGGAGGCAAGCGCCAAGGATGTCGCCGCCCGCATCGAGTCCCTCACCGCCGACGCCGCGCGCGTCACCGCGCTCTCCGCGGAGGTCGAGGCACTCAAGGTCATCGAGGCCGACCGCGCCGCCCGCGAGGTCGCCGCCCACGTCGACGCGCTCTGCGTCGACCCCGCGATGGCCCGCTCGCGCGTCGCCCTCGAGGCGTTCGCCAAGGCCGACTACGCCGCGTTCTCGAAGGCGTACCCGCGCCCCGCGCACGGCGCCGTCTCGACGCTGTCGCAGCGCATGACCGCGCCCGCGTCGGAGGTGCCCTCGGCCCTCGACGGAGAGGACTCGCACACCGACCGCGCCGACGTGATCGCTCGTGAGCTCATGTCGAAGGACTCGAAGATGTCGTACGCCGTCGCGCTGTCGCGCGCCTCGGCCATCCTCGTGCAGAAGGCGGTGTCGTGATGTCGACCTCCATGCGCAACCCGGGCTTCATCCGGCAGGCCATCGCGGAGGCGACCATCGCTGACGGCGTGGCCTGCATCGTCGGCACCGCGGACTACTCCGCGACCGTCGCCGCGGCGAACCCCACCGCGGGCGTCATTGGCATCGCCAAGGTCGACGGCGGCGGCTCCGTGGCGAGCGGCGGCACCGTCGACATCGTGACCTCGGGCATCTACCCCGGCGTCGCGATGGTCTCCATCACGCAGGGTCAGGCCGTGACCGTGGGCGACAGCGCGGGCGGGCTCAAGCCCGCGGCGCCCTCGGCGGGCGTCAACCTGATGGTGCTCGGCACCGCGCAGGCCGACGCCGCCACGGGTGAGCGCGTCGCCGTCCAGATCAACATCTACGTCATGCAGGGAGCGTGATCACCATGAACTCGAACGACATCATCACGCTCGCACAGCATCGCCTCAGCGCCGCGCGTGGGCGCGACATGGCCCGGAGCATCGAGCTCGGGCTCGGCGTGGGCTCGGTCCACATCGACCGCGCGCTCACCAACGTCGCGGTTCAGTACCAGAACAACGAGTTCATCGCCGACGCGGTGATGCCCATCGTTCGGGTGAGCAAGAAGTCCGACAAGTACTTCAAGTTCAAGCCCGAGACGATGTTCAACGTGGCCGCGGTGGACGTGGTGGGCGCCGAGTCGATGCCGGGCCGTCCCGCCGCGGGCCTCGACGCGCCGGGCACGTTCTCGTGCACCGACCGCGCGCTGATGGACTTCATCTCCGTCGACGAGGAGCTCAACGCGGACGCGCCGCTGCAGCCCCGCATCGACGTGACCGAGATCCTCTCCAACTACCTGATGCTCGCGCGCGAGAAGCGCGTCGCCGACATCATCTTCGGCAGCGCCAACTACGGCTCCAACACGGCGGCGCTCTCGGGCGGCGACCAGTGGAACCAGTCCACCTCGGACCCCGTCGCGAACATCCTGTACGCGATCAAGACGCCGCTCGTGAAGCCCAACACGATGGTGATCGGGTGGGAGGCGTACGACGCCCTGCGCACCAACCCCAAGGTGCTCCAGTTCGTGCTCTCGCGCGCCTCCACGGGCGCGGGCGCCACCCCGCTGATGGTCGATGAGGCCACGCTCGCAGCGATGTTCCGCCTGGACCGCGTGATCGTCGGCGAGGCGAAGTACAACACCGCGGCCGAGGGCGCGGCCGCGAGCACGTCGTACCTCTGGGGCAAGTTCTGCGCGCTCATCCGCGTGGAGCCGTCGCCCTCGCCGCGCCGCACGCAGACCTTCGGCTACACCATGCGCTTCGGCGCGATGGAGACCTCGACCTTCTACGAGGGCAAGCCCGGTCGCGCGGGTGGCACCTACGTGAAGGTCGCGCACTCCGACGCCGACGAGGTCGTGGGTGGCGAGTACACCGGCTACCTCTGGCGCACGGTGATCGCGTGAGCCGACGGGATCGTCGACAGGGCTACTCGCCTGACGCGGGTGACAGCACTCCGCGCACCGTGCTCGGCTTCACCCCGACGCCGTCGTCGCAAGGCGTCGGCGCTGCCCCGGAGATGCCCCTTGCGGGCGCTCCGTGGGACGAGACGGAGGAAGCCGCGTCGCGTGTCGACGATCCCCCTGCGCCGCCCGTGGCGCGCTTCCGCGCCCGCACCGTGATCACTCACAGCGGGCGCCGGTTTGACGCGGGCTCCGAGATCCCCGCGGAGGTCGTGCGCGAGATGCTCGCCTGCGGCCTCCGCGTCGGGTCCGACATCGTGAAGGGCTGACGCCGTGGCAGAGCAGATCGCCATCGTGACCAGCGCGGACGTGACCGCGCGCCTTTCCACCCAGGCTTACGCGCGGCTCTTCGCCAAGAACGGCGGAGCGACCGCGGACACCACGTTTCGCGACCTGTGCATCTCCGAGGCGAATAGCGAGATTCGCGTCCTCACGCGCGCCGCGTTCCCCGATGGGATCTACGCCACGACGGATACCCTCGACGTGATGATCGTCGGAAAGGGCGTTGACCTCGTGTGCGCCATCGCAGCCTCGCGGCATGTGAGCTTCGATGACGAGGGCTCGTTCGCCGCGCTCGGACGCGCGGCGCGGATGTTCTTCAAGAACCTGAACCGCGACGCCGATGCGCGCGCACCGGGGTCAAGCGCCGTGCGCCCGCTGCCTCGCGCGACCAACGTCAACATCACCAACGACAGCGGCATCCCCACGAACCCGTTGACGCGCGCCGCGGACGGCTACGACGGGTCGGACTTCTGATGGCCGACCGGGTGTTCCTCGACGTGGAGCGGGCCATCGCGGAACTCTCCGCGGCCATCGATCAGGAGCTGCCGAAGGGCGCGCTCGATGGTGCGCGCGTCGTCGCCGAAGAGGCCGCGACGAACCACCCATACACCAACCGCACGGGGCGCTTGCAGTCACGTACGCAGGCCGGTCGCGTACGCGGGAGCGCGCTGCGCGGGCTCATCCGCGCTGAGGTGCTAGGCGACACGCGCTATGGCGGCTTCGTGGAACATGGCACGTCGCGCAACCGCGCGTACCCGTACCTTGGCCCCGCGTGGGTGCGCCGACAGGATGACTTCGCGCGTGCGGTCGACGCCGCGCTTGAGCGTGCCTCCGTGCGCGCGTGGAGTGCCTCGTGAGCCTCACACTCGCCGATGTCGACGGGCTGCTCTACGCGCAGCTCGGGACGCTCCTGACCAACGTGACCACGGGCACGACCGCGGCGCGCCCCTTCGCGCTCGTCGGCCGCTTCGCGGGGTCACTCGATGAGCCCAGTGTGCGAGAGGTCGTGACGCAGTGGCCCGCCGCACTCCTCGCGTACGACGGCGAAACGGTCACGCGCACAGTCAACACGCTCGCGGGTGATGCCGAGGATCGCGGGCTCAACGCCTGGACGGTTTACGTCTGCGTTGAGGATCCGCGCGCCATCGACGACGGCACCATCGGCACCACCACGGCGCCGGGTGGGTTGCGCCTAATCGACGCCGTGCTCGGGGTGCTCAACGGGCTCCTGATTGTCACGACGGGCGCGTCGCCGCAGACCGCATGGATGGACCGTCGCCTGCGCTGCGTGGGCACGCGCGAGGCGCTCATCCGCCGCGGTGTGGTCTACGTCTACGCCGTGAGCTTCGAGGCGGCGCGCGCGCTCCCGCAAGTGACACCTGCTGACACGAGCGTTGAGCTTCTCGAAGTTCGCGGCGCCGTGAACCTTGTCGACACGTTCGACGATGACGACCCGAAGAACCCTGTTGTGCAGTTCATCGCAGACACCGCCGAGGAGTGAGATGCAGACCATTCGTGTGAAGGCCGTCGCAGACGCGCGGCTCCCTGTCCCCGGCACGCCGGGGCGCTTCGTCGGGCGTGATCGCAAGACGGGCGCAATCATCGCGGACGGCGTCGCCGTGCCCGCGGATTCGTACTACCTCCGCGCCGTCGCGCGCGGTGACCTTGCGCTCCTCGTGGGCGCCGAAGAGGTGCAGTCGTGACCATCGCCGTCGCTGGTGTCCCCGCGTCTCGCAAGACGCCGGGCGTGAACTTCAACGTGGTCCTCGGCGGCTCGGGCACGAGCGCGGGGCAGGCCCCGCGCCGCATCATGCTCCTCGGGAACATGATCGCGACGGCGCTGACCAACTCGTCGCCGTCGTTCACCGTCGCCGCGGGCACCGCCGCCATCGCAACGCCCGTGTTCGTACCGTCGCCCGATGACGCGGCCACGCTCTTCGGGCGCGGCTCCGAGCTGCACCGCATGAGCATTTCGGTGTTCGCGCAGGACCCCTCCGCGACGCTCTACGCGACGCCCGTGGCCGAGGCGAGCGGCACCCCAGCCACCGTGGTCCTCACTTTCGCCACGACGGCGACGGCGGCGTTCACGGTGCGCCTGCGCCTCTGCGGCGAGGTCATCGACGTGGGCGTTGCGAGCGGCGACAGCGTGACCGCCATCGCGACCGCCGTGGCCGACGCGATCAACGACAACCCGAACCTGCCGTACACCGCGCAGAACGCCAGCGGCGTGCTGACCATCGAGGCCAAGCACGACGGCCCGCGCGGCAATACCCTCGTGGTCGATGCGTACTTCGTGAGCAGCACGGGCGCCGAGGTGCGCATCACCGCGTCGAGCACGTCGAGCGGCGCGGGCACCACGGGCATCTGGTCGGGCAACGGCACCATCGGGAGCGAGATCACCCTCGCGTCGGGCGCGACGCAGGACAACTTCACCGACGCGCTCGCGGCCATCGAGCCGCAGCGTTACGACCGCATCGTCGGCGCGTGCATCGACGCCATCAACACGGGGCGCATCGTCACGCACGTCAACGCCCAGGCCGGTCCGACGGTGCAGCTCCTCGAGCAGGCCCTCGTCGGGTCGACAGACACCTATGCGAACGTCGTGACCTTCGCGACAGGGCGCAACGCCTCGCGTCTGCAGGTGGTGTGGAACCACGCGACGGTGATCCCCTGTTGGGAGGTCGCCGCGCAGGTGTGCGCCGCGCGCCTCGCGGGCGACGCCGCCGCGGGTGGCTCGCGCGTCGGCGAGGCGAGCGACCCGGCCGCGAACCTAGACTCGATGGAACTCGCCACCGTGCTCATGGCGCGCGTCGTCGGTGACCAGCCGACCGCGACGGAGATCGAGAACGCGCTCAACAACGGCATCACGCCGGTGGGCGCGAGCGGTTCGCGTCCCGGCTATGGCGTCATCGTGCGGAGCATCACGTCGCGCTCGCTTCTCAGCGGCACGCCGAACTACGCCGTGCTCGACACGTCCACCGTGACGGTGCCCGACTACATCGCGGACACGCTGCGCTCCGACCTCGCGGTGACCTTCGCGGGCTGCAAGCTCTCGCCCGACTCCGACAGCGCGCCGACCGCGCCGCGCGTGGTCACGCCCTCCATCGTGCGGGCGCGCATCGCGCAGAAGCTCAAGGAAGCCGAAGCCGCCGCGATCCTGATCAACGTGGACGCGAACCTTTCGCTCCTCGTGGTCGAGGCCAACGCGCTCGTGCCCGGTCGCCTCGACTGCGAGATCCCCGCCGCGGTGATCCCCGGCCTTCACCTCGTCGCCGGGAACGTCCGGCAGCTCTGATCGGAGATCAACATGGCGCTCTACTCAGGCCCCGGCTTCATTCTCTACAACGGCGTCCCCGTGCTCCAGGCGGGCTCGATTACCTACAACGTCGAGACCGACAACAAGGACGTGAACACCCTCCTCCTCGGACGCGCGGGCTTCTCCGCGGGACCGAAGAAGGTGCAGGCGTCGGTCGACAACGCCATCCCCGCGAGCGGGATGGAGCTCGACTGGCCCGCCATCGCGGAGGCGCAGGCCGAGGTGTCGCTCGGCTTCGTCATCGCGGGCGTGACCCGCAACGCCACGGGCGACGTGCGCTCCGTGCGCGTGACGACCTCGACGGAGAACGCCAACGGCGTGTCCTTCGAGTTCCACGGGACCAGCGTGGGCTCGGTGTGACGTGAGCGAACTTCCCGCGCAGTTCGTCACCGACCGCCGCAGCCCGCTCCGCAAGGTGCTCGACGCCTCGCGCGGTGGGCGCGCCGTCGAGATCATCGAGTTCGACGGTTGCGACAACCGCTTTCGCGGCGTGCCTCTCGCGTTGCGCGCGCTCACCACCGACGAGGAGTTGAAGCTCCGCGCGGTGGCGGCGAAGTGGTGCGCTGAAGCGGGCTTCGGCGAGTCGTTCCTCCTCGACACGCCCGAGGGTCGCAACACGGTGGAGTTCGAGGCGAAGGTGCAGACCATCGCCCTTGCGCTCTGCGAGCCCGCGCCGCCCAACGTACCCGTTGCGGCGTCGGCCGATGAACTGCGCGCGAACCTCTACGCCGATGAGATCGCGGCGCTCTTCGAGGTCTATGTGGACTTCGTCACGAAGCGGTCGCCCATCAGCGCGGCGAAGAGCGCCGAGGAGGTGGCGTCGCTGGTCGACTCGTTGGGAAAAGGGACGACGCCGCTACAGCGGTTGAGTACCTTCGACGCCGTTACGCTGCGCACCATCGTGCGCGAACTGGTTGCACGGTGGACGAGGCTGACGAGCTCACGCTCGTTGCCTACGCCGCCATCGACCGACACGGAGAGCGACTCGCCCGAGGCTTCGGGCTGATCGAGTAGAAGCATGGCGCGGGCAGTCCTACAGATCGACGTGGACACGTCGGGCGTGCGGCGAGCGATGGGTGACCTTCGCGGCACCGCGCGCACGGCGCAAGCGGCCATGACCGCGGAGGCGCGGCGCGCGGCTGCGCAGCGTGACCGCATCGCCCGCGACGAGATCCGCCACAAGCAGCGCATGGACATCGAGACGGTGCGCTCGCAACGCGACGCCGACCGCGCCCGCACGCAGAGTGCCGCACAGGCGTCGCGCGAGCGCATCGCCGCAAGCAACCGCGAGGCCCGCGTTGACGTGGCGCGGATGCAGACCACAACGCAACTCTTCATCGCCGCGGAGCGTGCGAAGACGCGCGCCGTCGAGCGCGAGGAGAAGCAGCGCACGCGCGCCGCGCAGACCGAAGAGCGCACGCGCGTCGCGGCGGCGCGAGCGGCAGCACGCGAGGTCACTCGCACCGACCGCGAGCGCACGCGCGCAGGGCGTGACATCGGCTATGGGCTGCGCCGCGGGCTCAACGTCGGCGGTGATGCCGCGTTGAACGTGGGGCGCGTGGCGTACTCGCAGATCCGTGACGCGCGGAGGCAGCGCGCCGAGAGCGAGAACACGCTCAACAGCGCCTTCTACCAAGCGCGACTCACCGGCCCCGAAGCGGCGGCGTCGCGACGCCGTCTTGAGACGGAGCTTGCCACGGGCTCCCTGCGCGGCATGAGCATGGAGGATGTCGCGGGCGGCATCTCGCAGGCACAGACGCAGTTCAACGTTCTCGCGGGCGCCACGCCGCAGGCGCGCAGTGCGGCGATGGAGCGTCAGATTCAACTCCTCGCCTTCGCGCGCAACACCTACCAGAGCCCCGGCGAGGTGCTTCGCGTCGCGGGTATGCTTGAGCAGCAGGGCGTGACCGGCGCGGACCAGATGAACACGATCCGCAGCATGACCGGCATGGCGCAGGCTGGGTCCATCGAGCTCGGCAACGTGACGCGCGAGGCGCTCGGACCGTTGATGCAGAACATCGCGCGCAGCGTCAGCGCGGGCATGAACCCAGCGCAGCGCGCGCGGGCGGTGCAGGGCGCGACGCTGGAGACGATGGCCGTTGGAGAGATCACGGCGCGAGCCGGTGGACGCTCGCGCGACATGCTCAACGCGCTTGCCAAGACGCGCGGGAGCATCACCAACGAGCGCACGCAGGAGAACCTCTACGCGCGGCTTCGCAGCCAGGGCGGCGCCGAAGGGCAGGCCCTCGCGTCGAGCATGTTCACCGTGCAGAACGGTCGCGCCCGGCTCAACGAAGGCACGTCTGCGGTAGGCTTCCTCTCACAGCTCGTCGCGGGCTTCGGTGGCAATGTGAACCGCGTGGGCAACCTCGTCGGCGCGGGTGGCCCCGGCGCTCCGATGGTCCTCGATGCGCAGCAGCGGAGGCTCATGCTTCTCCTCGCGTCGCAAGGGCAGGGCGGGCAGAGCATCGCGCAAAACATCACGTCGATGCAGCGCGAAGGCGCGTCGTTCAGCGAAGCCGACGTGCAGCGCGGTCGTGGCCTTCGCGACGCGGAGCAACTCACGGCGATCAACGCCGCCGAGACGGCGCGACTCAACGCGCTCAACGATGGCACGTCGTCGGTGATCCGCTTCGCGCGCGCCCTCGATGACTTCAGCGCGCGCAACCCCATCGCGTCGGCTGCGGTGCAGAGCGGTGGCGGTCTCCTCGGCGGACTCCTCGGCGGTGCGCTCTTCCCCCGCATCGGCACCGCGCTCGCGGGCACCACCGTGGGCCGCTTCGTAACCGGGCTCGCAGGCCGCGGAGCGGTTCCTGCTGCGGGCACCGCTGCCGCGGGGCTCGGCGTGGCGGGCACCGCTGGCGCTACCCTCGGAGTCGGCGCGATGGCAGGCGCGGCGCGCACGGCCAGCACCGGCAAGACCGGTGGCGGCGGTACTGCGTCGACCGTGGAGCGCGCCAACGCGGGCATCGCCGCGCTCACCCCGGGCGCGGCGATGGTGGAGGTCGGCGCTCAACTTGGAGCGGCCTTCATGCGTGCCATCAGCGGCGGTGAGATCCGTGCGACCATCGATCCCGTGACCGCCGCGCACGCGGCGTCGCAGAACGCAACGCAGCCCGCGAGGCGCCCGTGACCGACGCGCTCAAAGACCTTCCCGAAGCCGAGTACAACGGGATCCGGTTTCCCGTCGAACGCGCGGAGTGGCAGGGTGGCAACGACCTTGTGGAGCACGTCGCGTATCGCCGCCCTGGTGCCGACGTGGAGCCCACGGGGCGCAAGGCGTACCGCGGCTCTTTCGTCATCCCGCTGATCAACACGCCCGCCCTCGTCGCGCGGTACGGGCAACTCTTCCCGGGGCTGCGGTACGACCTCATCCGCGCCTTCGAGGATCGTCCCATCGCGACGCTATGGCACCCGACGCTCGGGCAACTCGCGGCTGGCATCGGTGACGTGAGCGAGACGGCGACCGCGGAGGATCGTGGCGGCGTGCGACTCACGGTGCAGTGGGTCGAGCATGACGCCTCTGTCGCGCTCGCGCTCGGCCCCGACACGACGACGCCCGACGCCGCGCAGCAGGGCGTTTCGCAACTCGCCGATGACGCCGACGCGGCGAACGCATCGACCGCGGGCTATCAGGCCACGAAGCCGGCGGTCAACGCGCAACTCGCGTACCTCGACGCGGCGCCGCGGACCTTCGCGCAGACCGCGGGCGCGCTGCGCAACATGCTCTCGCCGATCGCGGCGAACCTCGCCCTCCCCGCGCTGACGACCGCGAGCGCACACACCGCATTCGTCGCGCTGTCGCGGCTGTCGTCGGGCGTCTACGCCCTGCGCAATCAGTTGATCCCGTCGCCGCAGCGGACGCGCTTCTACACCACGCCCGCGCCGATGGCGCTCTGGCAGGTGTCGCTCGCGGTGTACGGCTCGACCGATTGGGTCACCCTCCTGCGCAGCGCGAACGCGATCACCAACCCTCTCCTCGTGCCCGCGGGACGACGCCTCACGGTGCTCCCTCTCCCCGGGCGCTGACACATGGCGACGACGCACGCGGTCACGCTGACGCTCGCCAACGGCCCTACGCCCATCGACACGTGGGACCGCGCCATCGTGTCGCTGTCGATGCTGCGCGCAGGTCAATCGTGGACGGTGTCGTGTTGGCGGACCACGACGGACCGAACGACGTGGGAAGTGCTCGCGCGGCGTGTGCGCCTCATGGATCGCGCGACGCTCAGCATCGACGGTCACCCGCAGCTCGTGGGCCGCATCGAGACGTGGGAGCGTCACGCGGAGGGTCACGGCGAGTGCCTCGCGGTGCTCTCGGGTCGCGACCTCGCGGGCGTCGCGCAGTCGTGGGACGTGAACCCCACGATCCGCATCCGCAACGCCGCCCTCGAGGACGCCCTGCGCGACATCTTCGGCGGGATGGACCTCGACGTGCGGATCACCCCAGCGGCGTCGGCGCGCGAGGTCCAGAGCGCCCGCAGGCCAGGGGCGCGAGGCACCGGCACCCGACCGCGTCGCAGCGTGGTGGACATCGCGCACCCGCGAGTCGGCGAGAAGGCGTGGCAGACCGCAGAGCACATCGTGCGGCGGCTCGGCTTCATGCTGTGGATCGCACCGCGCACCGACGGTAGCGTTGGCATCGTGGTGGACGCGCCCGACTACACACAGGCTCCGAGCTACGCGCTCACCCGCACGCTCGATGCGCGTGGCGTCGGCGGTGGCAACATCCTCGGCGGCTCCGAGATGTTTAGCACGCAGGAAGTCCCGACCGCGGTTGCGGTCTACACGGGCAGTGTGCGCGGCGATGGCGAGTCGGCGCGCAGCCGCGCGAGCATCGTCAACGAGCCGCTCTTCGATCCGGCGATCAACCGCGGCTTCGTGCTCGAAGACGGCACGCCGCAGCCCGTGCACATGCGGAGCGACCGCGCGCGCACCCTCGAAGCGGCGACCCGCGAAGCGCACCGCGCCATCGCCGACGCGATGCAGAACTTCCGCCGCTACAAGTGCAGCGTGCAAGGCTTCGGGCAGCGCGTGCAAGGCGAGGCGCGGCTCTATGCGGTGAACACCATCGCGACGGTGCGTGACGACCTGATGATCGACGCCGAGGGGCGAGGCATGGACGAGCGGATGCTGATCACCGATGTTGAGTTCACACACTCTCGCAAGGAGGGGCAGACCACGAGCTTGACCCTCGTTCCGCTCAACTCCATCGTCGTGACGCCGGAGGTGTGACGTGGGTGACGACGTGATCGAGTTCGTGAAGGTCACCGCGGCGACCGCGAGCACCTCGTCGCGCGTGCTCACGGTGCAAGCCGCGGGCGTTGGCGCCGAGGGCGACGACGACGGCGCGCAGGGCTTCGACGCCGTCGAGGTCGCGCAGCCCGCGGGGCTCATGGCTTCGCCGACGCTCACGCGGACGACGGAGGCCGTCGCGGTGCGGCGTGGCGACGAGCTCGTCGCGCTGGTGCTCATCGACAAGGGTGCGCCAGCGCAGAGCGTCGAGGCGGGCGAGACGCGGCTCTACGGCGCCGGGTCCGACAACTCCACCGCGGTCATCCGACTGCGCGCCAACGGCGACGTGGAGATCACCGCGAAGAGCGCGCGTGCGATCCGCCTCGCCACGTCGGGCGGCGGCGACATCGTGCTCAACGGCGGCACGCTCAAGGTCGCGCGCGTGACCGACGCGACGACGGGCCACTCGCACGCGCCGGGGTCGCTTGTCGTTGTCGTTCCGTCGGGCGGCGCGGGCGGCACGTTTCCCGTCACGGGCGCCACTGCGACCGCGACAGACACCATCGCATCGGGCGGCGGCGCCACCAACGTGAAGGCATGACGTACGCAGTCGCGAGAGCCCGTAGCGGCGTGAACGCCGAGGTGCAGTGGGACACGTCGCGCAACTCGTGGCGGCGCAGCGTGTCGCCCGCGGCGGAACTCGTCGTGATCGCCATGCAGTGTCAGCGCGGCGCGTGCCCTGTGGACCCTGCGCTCGGCGTCGATTGGACGAGCGTCGACAAGCTCCGCACCGACGCCCGCACGCGCGCCGAGGATGCGATCCGCACGGGGCTCAAGCGGTACGTCGACTCAGGCGCCATCGCTGACCTCGTGGTGAGCGTCGAGGTCTACCCCGCGCGTGGGCTGCTCACCTTCGATGTGAGTTTCGTTGACGTGCTCCTCGGAGCGCAGACCCGCCAGAGCGTGCGCGGCGAGAGGTGACCTAGTGGCATTCACGGGACGATCACGCGAGACCATCCGAAGCGAACTCCTCGCGTCGTGGGCAGCGAACTACGCCGCGCGCGGCGAGACGCTGCAGACCTCCGCAGGGAGCGATGCCTACCTCATGGCGTCTGCCTTCGCGGTGCAGATGGAGGGCATCGAGGCGCAAGCCGAACAGACCGCGCTCGACATCCTGCCTGACACCGCGAGCGCGGAGGCGCTGGACCGTCACGCCTTCGTTGATGGCATCGCGCGTCGGTCGGGCTTCACCGCGCGGCTGTCGGTCACGGTCACGTCGGGCGTCGCGACGACGTTCACCATCCCCGCGGGCACGCGCATGTCGTTCAGCGACGGCACGCCGTACGTCGTGGAGAGCGCAAGCGTCACGACCTCGGGCGGTTCGCCTTCGGGCACCATCACCGTCCGCGCGACCGAGGCAGGCATCGCGAGCACGCGCGCCATCGGCGATGTGCTCACCTTCGCGACCGCGCCGTCGGGGCTCAACCCCACTGGCACCGTGGTGAGCGTGCTGCGGCAAGGCACCGACGCGGAGAGCGACGAGGACCTTGCGGCGCGCATCATCGCGCGTCGTCGTGAGCGCCCAGGCTCGGGCAATCGTGCCGATTGGGCCAGCTGGGTCGAGGCGTACACCGGCACCGAGATCACGCAGACCTTCGTCTATCCGCTGCTCGCACCGCCTGCGGTGTTTCCCGGCGCGGGCACGCCGAGCACGCCGGGTTGCGTCACGGTCGTCGCCGTCGGCACCGCGCAGGGCGACAGCACCACCAACACGCGCATCGTCCCGACCGACGACGCGAGCACGCACACGGCTGGCGCCGAACTCACACGCATCGAGGAGTACATCGAGGGCGACCGCCTGCCCGATGGAACCGACGTGAGCGACACGCCGAACGACCCGCTGCGACCCGTCACGGTCACGCCGGGGAACTACTGCGTTCAGGCTCTTTCCGTCAGCCCGGAGAACGTCGTCGTTGACGTGGTCGTGAGCTTCGCCAACATCCTCCAATGGTCTGGATCGATGGTGATTGTTACCGCGAGCTCGACGCAACTCGTCGTCAGCGGCGATCAGACCGCAAACGATGGGTTCCGCGCGCTCGTGAACATCGGCACCGCGAACTACCGCGGCGGATACAAGCTCTTCACGCTCGGCATCGGCAACTACGACGGCGTCAACACGACTTTTCCTGTCAGCGACGCGACTATCGCGACGGCGACGGGCACCGTGTATCCGGGCCACGGGAACTTCAACGCGATGCGCGCCGCCGCGCTCGCGTACTTCGACGCGCTCGGCCCCGGCGACACGTCGCCCGCCTCGCGCTGGCCGACCGAGGATGACACCTCCCGCGCGCGGCTCTACATCACCGCGCTCGCGGCCGCGATCAACGGCGCCGAGGGCGTGCTCTCCGCGGAGACGACGACGCCCGCGGCGGACGTGTCGCCCGCGGCGAAGACGGTTGTGACCCTCGGCACCTTCCGCACGACGACGTGACGCATGGCGACCATCACCACGTTCACCCGCGCACGCCCCGCTGACTCAACGCAGGCCGTCGCGTCGCAAGACCTCACGCCCTCCGCGCTCGGGCGCCTCGGGTCCGTCGTGGTCACCGAAGACACCGCGCAGGATGGCGGCGCGTCGGTCACGGTGCGAGAGGATGCCTACTCTTGGACGGGGCCGCTCGGCGCGAGCGTTGACCCGCGCACAGGGCGACCGTTCCGCGCGGCGCCGTGGGTCGGCGCGTACCCCGCGGACCTCCTCGCGTTCGCGACGGAGCTGCCTCTGAGCGCGTACCTCACCACGTCGCAGACTTCGTACGGCGGGCTCATCGCTGCCGTCGCCACGCTCCTCGGCGCGTGGGGCTGGACCTCCGCAACGGAGACGGTCTAGCCGCGGTCGCATCGCGACGTGCGAGCGTTGCACACGAAGCCCGTTGCGCACCGATAGCCGCACTCCGCGCAGTTGTACCGCGGGCCGCTCGGATCGACGCAGAGCGCGACGCCGCACGCCACAAGCCCCGGCGCGCATCGATGGACGCACACGCTCTGTGAGCACGCGGGCACGCTGCCCACCCCGCGCGCGGCGCACCTCACCCCGCAGGCGCCGCAGTTCGCCGGGTCGGCGGCGAAGCTGTCCACGCACGTCGACCCGCAGAGGTGTGGCGGGTCGCACGCCACCACGTCGCGCGACGGCTGCGGCGGGGCCACCACGTCGGGCTCGATGACCACATCAGCGGCCCTCGCGGCGTCGGACGATGCGGCGTCGCTGGAGCCCGTTGCGGGCACGTCGGCAGGCGGGACGGGCGTTGCCGCGTCGGGGGCGTCAGCGGGCACAGGCGGGGCCTCCGCGGGGCAGGAGCACGCGCCCACGGTCCCGGCCTCGTCGCAGACCTGCGCGCCGAAGACGCCGCCGGGGCAGACACACGCCGCGGTGGTGCCAGGGGTGCAGTCCCGCGGCGCGAGCTCGGCGGACACAGAGCACCCGAGGGCGAACGCAGCGGCGATGAGGTGGCGCATGGGCGTCACTTTACGCTTGACCCTCGCAAGATTCCATGACGCGGCGGATTCGCGCGCGCGTCGCAACTCGTGTACCCTCCCCCGCGATGCCGCAACGACCGCAGCCGCTACCCACCGCGCCGACGCTCAATGACACCGAGCGTCTATTCGCGCGGCAGTTCGCGATGTTGCTCGGCCCCTGGTACGGCGCCGCGGACGGCACGCGCAACGCCGCGGAGGTCGAGGGCATCGGCGAGTCGCTCGCGGAGTCCAGCGGCACCAACGAGAGCGTGGGCCGCGAGGCGTTCGTCAACCTCGCGTCGGCGCTACTCCCTGAGTGGGAGGCGCTTTACAAGATCCCTGCGCCACTGACGACGACGGCCGCGCGCCGCACGTCGCTCCTCGCGCGAACGCGCGCAGGGTTCATCGCGCACCCGCGCACCATCGTCGAGGCCATCCGCGACATCGCTGGCGCCGATGCGACCGTGCTGGAGCCGCTGTGGTCTGATGTCACCGCGGACCCCGAGCGTGTGCACGTCATCGTTGTGCGCATGAGCGCCGATGCCTACGGGACGCCACCCGACCACACCGCGACCTATCAGCAGATCGTCGACGTGGTGGGCCGCATGAAGCCCGCGCACATCGAGGCGGTCTACACCGGAACGCAGACCACGGCATTCCTCACCGACGACCCAGACAGCCTCACGGACAACACCGTGTTGAGAGCGTGACCGATGGAACCACTCGCGAAAACATGGACGGTCTTGCAGCAGGTCGAGAGCGCGGACCTCAACCAGCTTCAACGCAACGCCGTCGCGCTGCGCCCTTCCGCAGGCACCGCAACGAACTCGTGGAGCGCCGTTGCCAACGGGCAACAGGGGGTGATGTTCCAGAGCGAGAGCAACGTCGCCAACGGCACGGTGATCACCATCGACACGTCGCTCGATTGGCGCGACCGCGTGCTCTACGGGTGGGTTCTCGCGTACGGCGCGGCGACGTACCCGGGCAACGCGAACGACACCAACATGAACAGCGGCGCGGCGTCGCTGTATCACTTCGTGCTCTACACGGGCACGGGTGCCACCGACGCGGGCGCGGCGCTGGTGAGCAACGGCAACCCGCCCGCGCTCGGGTACTACACCGACATGGGCGTTACCAACGTGTTCATCTTCTGCGACACGTCGGCGGGCGGCGGCAAGCTGCGTATCTACAACGGCAGCGGCGCCGTGTTCTACACGCCGACTGTGTTCATCTACGCCACGCAGGATCTCGGCAAGCGCTGACCTCAACCTCTCTCGCGTCCACGCACTAGGAGCACATCATGGGCAACCCCGCGTCATTCGTCACCGCCGCCTCTACCGCCGACCGCAACACCTTCACCGCCGCGCAGACCTTCACGGGCGGCGTCTCCGTCACGGGTGGCATCTCGGGCGGTGTGCGGCAGATCGTGTCGTTCGGTCAGACCAACATCGTCGCGGGCGACAACGCCACGCCCGCGAGTTCTACGCCTGTGCAGGCGCACTGGTGCGGCGTGTCGGGGCTCACGACGTGTGCCTTCGTCGCGATGCGCGCGGGCTCCGTAACGGGGCTGTCGATCAACATCAACACCGCCGCCGCCGGGTCCAGCCTCATCGTGGGCGTCTACAAGAACGGCACGATCATCAACGCCTCCGCCATCGTCACCCTCGCGGCCACCGACGTGAAGGGTCAGGGCACGTTCACGTCGGGCTCCTACACATTCGTCGCGGGCGACGTGATCGACGTGCGAATCCGCACGGGCTCGGGATGGAGCGCGACCGCCGCCGACGCTTCCATCGTCGTCGAGATCGAGACCTGAGAGGGCGACGCCGTGGCGAAGATCAATCCCATCACCCTCCGCGCGGCGTCGCTGACGCTGACGGGCTCTCTCGCCACGGTCGTCGGGACCGTGAGCACCGACAACGCGAACGCCACGAGCGGCGCGGCGTCCATCGGTTCGCTCGCGTCGTTGCGTCTCGTGTGCACCTACGCGCGGCACGCATCGTCCACCACGGGGCGCCCCATCTTCGAGGTCGACCTCTCGATGGATGCGCCGAACACGGCCGCGGCGTCGGTGTCCAACTGGATGCCTGCGACGCTTCTCGACGGGAGCACATTCAGCGCGGGGCGCATCGACGCCTACGCGATGCAGGTCTCGCTCGCACCGTCGACTACAGGGAGCACCACGCGAGGCACGCCGCCCATCGACGTGTCGGGCGCGTGGTGGATCCGCGTGCGCGTGTACGACGTGGACGGGTCCAACCCCGGCGCGATCTCCGCGCTCGCCTTCGGGGGTGAGACGTGAGCGCGTTCGACCCGAGCGCGCCGGGTCTGCCCATCGTCGGCGGTGGCGGCGCATCGCTCCCCACCACGCCCGCCTTCGCGCTCCTCGACGCGGCGAACGCGGGCAAGATCGTCGGGCTCGCACAAAGCACCGGCGTGGGCACGAGCTTCGACCCCAACGTGGTCGTTGAGGCGGGCGTGGGCCTCGCCGCGGGCACCACCGCGGGCGCGACGCTCGTGGGCGACGGCACCGAGGGCGCAGTGCTCACGTCGGCGACGATCTCCGCGCTCCTCGCGAGCGCCAATGCGGCGGCGGCGCGCACGGCGCTCGGTGTGCAGGACGGGCCTCGGCTGATTCCGCTCGCCGGCTACACCACCACCGTCTCGACGGTCGACGTTGCCATCGGCGGCGCCCGCTTCGACCCCGCGGACTACGCGATCACGGCCCGCACGACGGTGCTCACCCTCGACGCGATCGGGCAGGTGGTGAGCGGTGTGACCGGCACGCTGACTCTCTACAACCTCACCGACGCGAGCACTGCGGCCACGCTCACGTGGACCGAGACCAGCGCGACCCGCAAGACCGCGTCCGTGACGCTGCCGACCACCCCGAAGGTCTACGAGCTCCGCTTCAAGAAGAGCGGCGGGGCCGTGAGCGATTACGCGGTGATCAGCACCGCCAACGTCCGAATCACCTGGAGCTGACCCAATGGCCACAATCGTCAACGTCTCATCTCCCGCGAACGGCACCGCGGCGATCTTTTCGCTGCTCACGACGCTCTGCAGCGCGGGCTGGATCGTCAAGCGATGGAGCGATGCCACCACGCTGTCAGCGGACAACGTCAACCTCACCACGAACCCATACGGCGGCAGCGGCAGCGGTGCGGGCAACCTCGGAAACACCAGCGCGTGGTTCCGCGTCGCCGCGTCGGGCGGCTCGCGCGAGTGGCTCTTTCAGCGCGGCTCGGGCGACGCGACGTGGACGGTGTCGCGGTCCGTCGCGGGTTTCACGGGCGGCTCCCCGAGCGCCACGACCGCGGGCACCGCGACCGACGCCACGGCGCTCTTCAGCGCGGCGTCGCTCTTCTCCGCGACCCCCGGCCGGTGGTTCATTTCGGTGGACGATGCGGACAACTTCGGGTGGACGGCCTACGCGATCCCCGTCGGCGGCGGCAACGTGTTGAGCTTCCTGTCGGACGAGCCTCTGCAGAGCGGTACGACGGCGACGGAGGACACCGACCCGTACCTGTGGATCGGGTACTACAACGCCACGGGGCTGGGACCGGCGGGCACCTTCTCGATCACTTCGGGGTCGGCGATGCTCGGGTACAAGCGATACACGACCGCCGCGTCGAATCAGCGCATCACCTACGGTCTGGTGTCTGATGGCACCAACCAGCTAGCGCCCGCCACCAACACTGGCGCGGCACAGCTGGGACAGACGCCCGTCGGTGGCCGCGAGGTGCCGTGGCAGATTCCCGTCTCGCGCAACGCAACCGCAAGCACGTCGTCGGGGTGGGTCGGGGTCCCGAGCCGTCACCGCTGGAACACCGTGGGCGGGCGCGTCAACGGCGACAAGCTCGTGAGCGGCGCCGACAACTGGTTGTATGCCGCGGGCCTGTGGGTCAAGTGGGACTCCTCGACGCCCACGCTGAGCTGAGGTCGACGTGGCGACATTCAACGCCTTCGTGATCCCCGCCGTCACCACGCCGTTCGCAGGCCGGTGCGGCACTGCGCGCGGGGCCTTCCCCGTGCTGCAGGGCGCCGTCACCACGTACTTCTACCGCACGAGCGCTGGGGCTCGCGGCAGCACCACCGACCTCGGCGCGGTGCCCGCGGGCGCGGTCATCGAGCGGACGGTGACGTCGTGACCGCCGCTGCGCTCGCACGGAGGCTGTGATGCATCCCGCGCTGCAGATCGCCCTCGGGGTCGCCTCTCTCGCGGTGGTGCTCTCGCAGCTCGTCGCGCGATGGGGCGGGCGTGCGCAGCGGCAGGAGAGCGACGGGCGCGTGCTGGAGCGCGTCGAGGGCGCGGCGCAGTCCCAGGCGCTGACCGGCGCGACGCTGTCGGCCACGCTGCACACGCTCACCGAGACCGTCGCGAAAATGCACGCCACGCTCGACGGTGTGGCGTCGAAGATGGGCGTGCACGACGTCGCGGTCGCCGAGGCGCGGGTCAAGGCGGACGCAGACCGCGACCGCGTGACGCGGCTGGAGGCGCAGGTCACCGACGCCGCCGCGCGCCTTGTCGACGTGGATCACCGGCAGACCGAGGCGCGGCACACGCTGCGCGCGGAGATGCACACGGCTCTTGCGGCGCTGCGCGCCGAGGCGATCAATGCTCCACGCTCTGCTCGTCGAGGATGACGATGGCCACGCCTCGATCGTGGTCGACGGCCTCCGCGGGCTCGCGTGGATACAGCGCGTCACCACGCTCGCGGAGGCGCGTCAGGTGCTCCGCGTGGCGGTGCCCGACGTGGTGCTCTGCGACCTGCGCGGCACGTCGGACGTGTCGCCCATCGACGCCGCAAGCGACCTGCGCATCGCGCTCGACAGCGCGGGCGCGTCGATCCGCGCGCGTGTGCCGCTGGTGCTCACGAGCGGGCTCGACCCCTACGTCCTCGACGGGATCGCGGGCGCGCTCGTCAACACCCTCGCGCTACCCAAGCCATTCTCCTGCAACGACCTACGCGCACTCGTCGCGCGTGTAACCGGAGTGACCGCATGACATCGTCTCAGCTCCTCTCCTGGCTCTCGGATCACGCGGCCGCGCTGTGGCCCGTCGTCTCCGCGCTGCTCCTCGTGGCGCTGCGCTCGCGCACCCCAGAGCAGTGGGTCGCCCTGGGCGAGACGTCGCCGCGGTGGCAGGGCGCGATCCGCCTGCTGCGCGCGGTGGGCCTCGACCCCGCGAAGGCGCTCAGCGCCCTCGGGCAGATCGTGACCGGCCGCGCCCCCGCGCGTGCGGTGCAGATCGCCGACACCGTCCAGCGCGCGACGCAGGCCCCGCCGCCGCCGGGAGGCGCGTGATGGGCGTCGGCCACCCCGTCGTCCCCTCGCGGGACTCTCTCGCGCGTGCGGGCCTGCGCCTCGCCGCGGTGATCCTCGTCGCCGTCGTGGCGGGGCTGCTCGCCAGCGGCTGTCCGCGCCCGCGGTTGCCCATCGTCGAAGGCTGCACCGTCGGCGCCTCGCGGTGCCGTGCGGACCGTCCGCAGGTGTGCTCGATCACGGGCCGGTGGCACGACGTGGGCGACCTCGCCTGCGCCGCCTCCGGGGCCGTGTGCGTCGAGGGTGACGCGGGCATCGCGCACTGCGCCCTCGCGACCGATGGAGGCTCCGATGTCCGGTGACCTCCGCGCCGTCGCCACGACCCTGCGCCGCGAGCTCAGCGCGCGCTACCACACCGACGAGATCACGCCGCAGACGTGGTGGCTCTCGCTCTCGCGCACGGCCCTCGGCGCGGTGGCGATGCTGCCCGCGCTCTCGTGGCTCCGCTCCGTGCTCGAGGTGCTCGACACCGAGACGGCCTCCCGCTCCGTCACGCTGCCGCAGATCGGCGGCGAGGGCGCGGTGATCGTGTACAGCACCGCCGCGCTCGCCGATCCGCTCGAGCTCATCGAGACGGTGGCCCACGAGCACGAGCACGCCCGGGTGCTGCGCGCCGATCCCGACCCCCAGGTCGCGCTGGCC